GTTGCGCCACCGGGTACTGTCCATAAACAACAACGTCCGCCATTTGATGGCGAACCGTTGCTTGTGTTCCAAACGTACAACACGTTAAACGGATTTGTAATTGTTAAATTAATGTTGTAGTTAGAATCTGGGTACAGCGTTCTTAAATCTGCCATGTGTTATACCCCTGGTTGAACAGCATCAAGGTCGGGACTTGGTGGAAATGGAATCTTCCAAGGATCAACACCCTCAAACGTAGCTGGTAAGTCTCTAAGATACTGTCTATATTCTGCCCACTTGGCTTTTTTCTCAGGATTAATAGCATTTTTATACTGTAGATCTGAATGATTTAAATTCATATCTCGCCAGCGCATGATTTCTTCCCAAGTAATATGTGGTTTCTTCCAGGGATATGGTTTTACAAATGTTGCAGTTTCAGCATCATATTGTATTTCAGTTAACTCGTATGTATGGTCCGGCGCTTGCGGATCGCTGTGACCATAAGTTAGTCCCAAAGGTAGTTGTTCCACGTATTGTGGCAAATCTACCCCGTAGTCCCATTCGTTATGGCATAATGATGCAATATCAGGATTTACATTGGCATCTACTTTGATTTTAATTTGCCCTTCTGGAGTTGGAACAACATCGCCGTTATCATGTTCAGTGTAATGGAACGAACCTTTGACTTTTCTAGTTTCTGCATCAGCAAAAATCCATAGATATCTTGGGCCTTTGTATGTCCAAGTACCTGTTCTGTTTAGAGAATTGGTTTGATAAAGGTATTGATCCGGAAGATCAAATACAAATGTTTTCTCAATTCTTTCGTTTTCTTTTTTTTGTTCAACTGTCATTTTAAATCCTTTTAACCGTATGTAATTAATACTAGACCGCCTGTGCCAAAGTAACCCCAGCAACATGGGCCGCCACATGCTTGTGCTCCAGCTCCTGGGCCGCCGGGCCATGATTGCACTTGGCTACCCCAGTAGTCACAACCCATCCGTGTCATTTGCATGGCGCATGGGTCAAAGCTTCTTCTAAAATTAGGACCATATTTTAAGGTCATTGGCTGATAGTGCCAGTGTTGATTTACGCAGAAATTACTTTCTTTATCTGGTTCTGATAGTGAACCATAGAATATGTCACCATTGCCTTGACAACCTCTGTTACCGCCACCTTGACCTGATTGGCAAATGCCTGTACATGACAATCCACCCATGTGGTGACATACACCACATCCGCCGTATCCGCCAGGCGCACACATTGTTTGTGTGCCGTTACAGCACAATACAAACGTTGGAAATCCACATTGTCCACAGCATGATTGGGCACAACATCCGGATCCTGCCGCACAAAGAACAAAATATTCAGTAGATGCGCTAACAGTCAATGTTCTCTTAGCATACTGACCAGTTCCGCCGCTACGATATTGTCCTTGGCAGCAACATGCTCCTGGCCCATCTCCGCCTGCACCCCAGCCTTCAAAAGTAGCCCAAGTTGTACCAGATGGAATTTTCCAACAGCAACATCTTCCGCCGTCTTGTACACCAGTACCCTCACGTCCGCCAAACACTGCAAGTTGCAATGGTTTAAACGGAATGTTGGTTACGCTAGTGGTTAATAGTAAATCTCGTAGTATTGACATTATGTTCGCCTATTATCTAATAATAGTCCAACCCAACGCGGCGCTAAACACTAGCATTACGGTTGCATTGTTAATGTTGATTGTTAAGTTTTCTGCTAAGTTCTGTATGTTTGCTGTACCATTACGTGCAACAGTAATATTATTAGTTCCAGCAATGCCTACTGCGTCAGTAATTTGTACCATGTCACCATCAATACAAGTACTAGTTGCAGGTAACGTAATTGTTTGCCCGCCGGCCGTACAAAGAATACGATCGTTTACCAGTGCGGTATATGCTGTACCAGCATTAACCCTAGTTACTGCACCGCCGGTGCCAGTTGTTGTTATATATCTTCCCATTTTGAAAATTCCTTTATCAGTGTATTTATGCAGTTGGTGTTTCAATACCCATAGCTACCGCGGTCACGCTTGAATTGCTTGACCAAACTACGAGGTTAAGACTGGCCTGCATAACCAAACCGGTTCTCTCAAGTACCCCTTTTGGCAGAATTTCAGTATCAAATTCAATATACTCGTCTGCGGCGGGTGTAGTGGTAGTTGATAATGCTATTCTGCATGTTATTGCAGTATTAGTTCTATTACAAATAGACACTGTAACAACTGCAAACGTTGTACCTGGTACTGTATACACCGTGGTATTTGTTGCTGTTGCTAAGTTTGCTGTCCCTAATCTTCCTGTTGCCATATATTTTCTCCGTTATCCTAAAAGTAAGAAATCCATTGCTACTGGCAACCCGTTGATCCCGCCAGTGAAATTCATCGTTGCTGTCACGTTAATTTGAACACCAGTAGTAGTACTAATACTATTACCAGCAATGTATATAACACCAGCTGTTAGTGTATTTACGTTCAATGCGCTAGATCCGCCACCAATTTGGCTACTAATGTATGATTTAATAGCTTTTTGTGTTGGAACTACATTATCGCTGTTGGCCGTAAAATACTGATCTGTCGAGAACGATGTAATTGTTGCACCAGAACCACCTAATGCAACAGAACCCAGTGTTAACGAGTTCAAACCTGCTAAGTTAAACGCATCAGCATTAATACTAGCAACACCGGTTGCTTGCTGAACGCTAAACAATGTACCAACACGGAAGTTACCGTCTTGGTCAGTTGATGTGTAGAATACGCGGCCACCGCCGTTACCAACAGTTTCTTTGTTAGGATCCGGTGACTGTGTTGGAGTATTTGGGTAATTTGTGGTAGTTGTACCACCTGTACCAATACTTAAGAAGTCATGTCCAGTTAATCGAACTTGTGAATACTTGATACGCATTGTTACTATTTCGCCATGTACCGGAGTATTGCTTGCTGTTAGCGCAGGACTCATTTGGAATCTAGCTGTATAAGGAGCACTTCCGCCTGCGGCAATCCAGCCTTGGAAACTATTTCTATCAGTACCCACATACGCATTAGCTGAAACTAACTTGTAGTAGTTGCTGTTGTTATTAAGTACAATATTAGATCCCGGTGTTGGATTACTATTCAATGAATTAACATTTAAGTAATAACCTGTTTGGAAAGAATCTGCATAACCGTTACCGGTTACAGTTGCCAATGCTGTAGCATACTGTAATCCCCTGTTGTTAAACGATGGATTAGCCAGTACACCGTTGCCAGTTCTAACTTGCCATGTACCGCTTGCTGTTTGGTTAGGATCCACTAAAATAATCGTTGGAGTTGATGTGTATCCACTGCCCGGTTCAACAATTCTAATTTCACTAACTAGATTATTAGAAATTTTTGCGCGGCCTTGTGCTCTTGCACCGATATTCATATAATTTGCAACAGTTGATCCGTCTTGGGCAAATACCCAACGACCAACACTGTTTGCATTACCAAATGCTACTGCACTGTAGTTGCCGGTTGCTGTTGTTGCATATGATCTCCACACAACACCGTCATATGAGTACTTAATTCTTGTTTGAATGGGTGATATGCCGACCAAACCGGTTGCAACGAATACACCATGACCGTATCTAACTTTGGATGCCGGTAGTGTTTGTGATCCACCGTATGGCCACTGTAACGGTTGTGCAGACAATATCCATGTAATACCATCTTTAGAGTAGGCAATATTGCCCTGACCTATTCCGCCTGCAACTGCTACAAATCTGTTGTTACCAAACGCTACACTTGACCATTGATCACTTGCTGGTAATGTTCTTGTAACCCACGAAATACCATCTGTACTGGTTGCGGCTTGTGTTCCGCCACTGGCGATTGCTACAAACGTACCGTTACCGTAGGCAATATCAGTCCAGGTAGTGTTTGCAGGTAATGCGCTAGTTGCAAACCATGCAGTTCCGTTGGTTGAATATGCGGCATTTGCGCTGCCTGTAGCAATGGCCATAAACTGGTTACTACCGTAAGTCATTGCAATCCAGTTTGACCCGCTTGGCATTGCGCCACCGCCAGACCATGCTGATGTTGGATCAAGTGAATACCCTGAACTTGTTGTGCCGCTTGCGGCAGCTACCCAACGGCCTGCACCGTAAGCAACTGCGGTCCACGTGCCAACTGCTGGCATAGCGCCGCCTGCTACCCACGTAATACCGTCTGTACTAATCTGTGTAGCAGAACTTGCTGCCGAGGTAATTACATAGTACCCGCCTGCCCCTTGGCCTGAGAATGTAAAGTTTTGAATAGCACCTGCTACGCTAACATTATTAACAACCACAGTGACATTATTAGTAACAGTGCCGCCTAGGTCTGTTCCTAAAATAGTTAATGTATCATTAAGTTTATAACCCGTGCCTGGAAAGTTAGTGGCAACGTTATACGCAGTTCCAGTTCTAGTAACTGTAAATGTTGCTAGTGTTCCAGTACCGCCTGTTGAGGCAACACCAGCTGATCCCGAGCCGTTATATGCAGAGTTTACGTCACCGTATGTGATCACAGGTGCTGTAACACTTGTAATTGTGGTTGCAGTTGCTGATAGTGCTGGACTATCAACCACTACTCTTGGTTCAACACTATATGCGCTAGTCAAGTCTAAGTTAGTAGCAATAGCAGTTCCTGGAATAATATGATCCCAACCTACGGCATGCATGTACAATGGACCGCCACCGCTGGTAGAACTACCAACTGCTACCGGCGTTGTGCCGCCGGAGCTACTTGCAACGCTAAATTGTGTTGCAGTAATAGTTGTCTCAATTACATAATAAATGGTATTAAGTGTTAAAGTACCCATTCCAGTTAATATTGTACCTGTAAATATCACAGGCATGTTTGCAGTCATCTGCTCAGTTGACGCAACTGTTATTAAACTTGACCCTGCGCTGGTTACTGTTTTGTAATCAAAACTTTCTCTAGCAATAATACCAGACTTTGTACCTGAATTGTATGTTGTAAAGTATCCAGTTTGTCCCACACCAGATCCGCCTGTTACAATAACACGCATACCAACGTATGCCGCACTAATTGCCGCGTCAGTGGCCGCTAGTGTGATGCTGGTTGTCGAGCCGCCCTGTGCAACGTTGGTTGTGTTAGCGTAGTTAGCGCCGTTTGATAAAATTCTAGCTTCAAAAATACCTGCGTCACGGAATTCGTTTGCCACTACTGCCGCATTGTAGCCAGTGCCGCCTAATGAATAAGTTGCAGTATTGTAGTGTGTACCAGCATTGGTATACTCGAAACGATAAATTTCATTAGTACTATCTGTTAGTACTACGCCAATTTGTGCATGGTCGAAGCGGTTATTAACTGTAGCAGTAATAGGCACTTCGTAAGTATCAACACCTTCAGCTAACGAACCATATGTACCATATGAGTTGTTACCGTTAGTTGCTCGCATTTTGCCACCTAGCTCTGCCAAGTATCCAGCGTATGAATAGTATGCAAATACAGAAACAAGTTCTGTCAGCGCATTTGATCCTGTACACCATACTCCAATACCATCACTGATAATTGTTGTATAATCGTTAGCTACAATAGAACGGTTACCACCTGCGTGTAATGCACCATCGATCTTCATACCAATACATGCTGTACCAAACAATGTTAAGTTTTGTGTGTATGGTGAACGAGGTGTAATCCATACGTTAGTATCGGTTGGGCCGTATCCTGGATCTAGTGAGCTGTATGCTCCAGCAGTTGGGCGTGAAGTGCCGTATTGATTTGCGGCAGATAGTACGCCGGTTAATCCAACTAAGGTCATGTTACGCAATCCTGTGCCGTTGCGTAGTAAGAACATGTTAGATAACACCGATCCGCTTATAGCATTTTTGTATAACTCAATAGCTCGTAATGCTTTATAGTTTCCAGTGTAATTTACATCATATACAATTGCATCAATATACGTGTCCATGTCTCTCTTGCATAATGCTGGACTAAAACTGTAACCAACTGTCATCGAACCTGCACCATCATCGATGTTAAACACCACCGATGAGTATTGTGCGTTTGTTAGTGTAAATGTTGTTGTGCTTGGTACTGACAATACATAGTAAATTGTACCAGCAATTAATCCGCCAATTGTTGTTCCTGAGAACACAACTGGATCGCCAGCTGTTAAATTGTGTGCTAGACTTGTAGCTAATTGATTGTTTGCCGCAGTAGTAGTTACTACAGTTCCGCCGTATGTTGCTGATACAAATGCAGTTGCTTCGCTTCCAAGGAATGCTTTGTTTGCGCGAAGAATTTCAGCACCGTTAACAGCACCAATTTGATTGTTGTAAACGTTTGTACCAGATGTCTCAATACCGTTGTTGGATACGTGACCAGCTGTGATAGTAACAGAGTTAGTGCCTGCACCAGTAACGATTGTTGCGCTTCCGTATGTTGCTGTAATAGTAACTGTAGTTGGTGCTGTGATTGAAACAATCCAATATGTTTGGTTAACACCCATACCACCAAGCGAACCGTTTGCTCTAATTGGCATGCCAACTAGCATTCCGGCAGTGCTACCAACAGTTAAGTCACCACCTGCGGACATTGCAGAAGCAGTTGTTGAAACAGTGCCCGCTATTGCTAAAATCATGTCGTCAAATATAGTAACAATTTGTGTTGCGGCGCCGTAGGCAACAATACGTTTTGCTTTTTGTCCAAGGAAGTTAACGGCCCCAATTTCGGCATTTAGTTGATTAGCGAGTACATATAGCGCACTTGTTGTTGCACGATAATATGCCATACCTGCTTTAACAGAGTTAAAGTTTGTACCAAATACTAAATCATAACTTAACGCATCAACAATATATCCTGCATCGCGATAACATGTTGCAGAATTAAAGTTCATTGATTGATAGAACTTGTTAACCCAAGCAACCACATCGCCTTGAATTTCTGTCTTGGCTGCTTGCAATGCATTGTAGCTATTTTGTAGTTCTGTACTTGCTAGTGCAATTGCCGCTGTTGGTGCAATTGCGGCTGGAGAAACACCGTTGGTAATCCAATCAATTACATCTTGTACACGAGCTTGTGCAAATGTTGCGGCACCTGCTGATCCAGCTGTTCCTGTTGTTACTTGACTTAGTGCTGAGTTTTTAGTCCAGCCTGCGGTATTTGCAATGACAATATTGTCAATAAATCCTTTTAACCAAGTGTAGGCAGCAATTGTTGCGGCTTTTTCATTTTGGCCCACAGTTAATACTGAATTAGAATAGTAAGCACTACCAGCAATTACTGACTGGGTATTGCCGCCGTATGTCATGTCATATTGAATTGCGTCTAACAAATATCCAACGTCTTGTTGGCAAGATGCTTGTCCGCCTACACCAAGTGCTGTCCACACTGCGTTAAAGTTTGTATTTAAATAACTAGAAACTTCATCTTTAATAAACGCATAATTTTGTACAATCTGTGCTTTACCGTCACCGTAGCCTGCTAAGAAGCTAGTGTTATAACCTGTTGGGTTAGTGAATACAAATGCTGGAACTGCGGTTAATGTGTTTGTTAAAATACTATTAATAATTGCAGTGTTTGTTACCACTGAACTAACTGATGCAGGACTGCCTACATCGCCAGTAATACCAGTTGTGATTTGTTGAATCAGTGAACCAGTGTAATTTACTGCGGCTGCTGATTGTGCTTTTTGGTTTGCAATTACATATTGCGCACTTGCAACTGCTTGATAATATGCCATTCCTGATTTAGCTGATCGGAAATTACTTCCAAACATCAAATCAAAACTTAGTGCATCAACAATGTAACCAATGTCACGTGAACAAGTTGCTGTGTTATACACCAATGATGGATAAGTAGTACCAATCCATGATAGCGTACTTGCTTGAATTGCTGATTTACGTGCTTGAATTGCATCACTAGCGTTACGTAATCCAAGGCTTACCCACGATGTATCTGGAGTAATTGTAATTGGGGTAACACCGGTGTTAATTGTATCGTAAATATCTTGAATACGTAATTGTGCAGTTGCGGCGGCCGGTGCAGATCCTGGAGTTCCGCTAACATCTTGCGTTAGTGCTGTTGTTTTGGTCCAACCAGCTGTATTTCCCGTTGCAATATTGTCAATAATATCTTTGATACGGGCTTGTACTGCTAAAGCACGAAGCTTTGAAGGAGCATCTCCAACATATGATCCAAAGGAATAATATGAACGTGCTGCCACGCTAGTTTCTAAGTTTCCACCGTAGGTTAAATCATATCGAACAGCGTCGACAATATAGCCAACGTCGCGTTCGCAATTAGCTTGTTCAGCAGTACCGTAAGTAAATCCTACAAATGGTGCAGTAGGGCCTGCGATCTGTGCCAGTATCCATGATGAAATTTCATCTTGTAGGAAAGCTCGGTTAGCATAGATCAAACGTGCGGCATCCAAGTAACCTGCGGTAAACGCATTACCTGTACCACCCGTTGGGGTTGGTAGAGTAAATGATGGTGTTGATCCTAATCCGTTTGTGATAATTCCGGAAATAACTGCGGTGTTTGATGATACAGAACTTGTTGCAGTTGTGCCGGCAAATCCCAAGTATGTTTGTACAGTGGTATTTCCTGCGGTAGGAGTTACTGCTGTGTTTGTTACTAGGTTGGGAATGATTGATCTAATTCTTTCTAGTACTGCAATAGTTTTTGGTTTATCATTAACTAATGTATCATTAAGTGTAGCTGGTTGAATTACACTTGATCGTAATTCATCGCCAACAACCGCAGTGTTCTGTGGAACAACAATTGGTAGCACTTCTGAGTAAGTACCAGTTTTAAGTGAAATAGTAGTACCTGGATTAATAACTGCTGGTATTGCACTTGCTGTTCCTGCGGTTAGTCCAGTAGTTACGATACCTACTAAATTAGTTACTAAGATGTTGGTAGATGACTCAGCAATTAACAATGGATCAATAAATTGACGACCTTGATTTGCTAGTAGTACACCGTTTAGTGTTTGATAGTTATTAACTGGAGCAGTATTTGCAATCACTTTTAACATCAATGTCTTAAGATAATTTAATGCACTGACAAACGCAATAATATTGTATGCGTTCACACCTGAAATAAATGCATTTCCTGCGCTGGTAAAATATGCAAGTGTTGCGGCGGTTGTTTTAAATGTGCCACTATGTCCAATATCAAATGCCACTGCATCTACAACAATGCCTGCATCTCTCTCTGTTTTGCTTGCGTTATATGAATAAGTGCCGGACATTGCGCCAGTTGCTGTGACTAGTGTTCTACGAGTTACATCTGCATAATTTGTTTTGATACCAAATGTAGTTCCGCCAGCTGGGATGTCAAACACATAATATGTTACACCTGCTGTTACACCGCCAACTGTTCCAGTAAAGACAATTGGCATTCCAACGTATAGATTGGCAGTTGAGTTACATGTGAATACTGTTGCGTTTGACGCCGATACTGTAACAGTAAATGTGTATTGTACGTAATTTTGTACTTCTTTAATTAAAAATTGTTTGTTTTTCTTAATTAGTTCAGTTGCGTTTGAATTTAAGTAACCGTCTTCAATTTGTTTTGCGGCATAGCGCACTGTTCTCCAAGGCTTATCTATAGTAAGACCCTGACCTGCGCCATTTGTGTCAACTCCATTTAGTGCAACATATACAAGATTATTAATAACACCAAAATATGACCATGAAGGTGTAGTGCCGTTAACACGTAATACTTGTCCGTCTGTACCAATTGGTAATCGTGTTGGGCCAGCGCCGCCCATGTATATAATATCGCCTTGCTCACTAAGTGCAGATTGGAATGCACCTGCGGCTAATAAATTCCAGTAAGTACCAGTAACATCAACGTCTGGTCTGTTGCCGCCACTACCGGTATGTGCTAAAATACAAATGTATGAATTAACACCAAATGCAACTGCATCACCTAGCACATAGCTAATACCTGACTTCCATGATACTGAATAACCAACTGACGAACTAACACTAGAAATGAGTCCGCCGCTTGCAACGATTGTAAGTACAATATCGTTTGCTGGGCTGATGCCGCCAACATCTGATCCTAAAATCTTAATAGTTTCACCGGTTACATAACCAGTACCTGCTAAGTTTGGAGCAACTGTGTAAGTTGTGTTACTATTAGTAATGTCAAAAGTTGCACCGGTACCTGCACTTGAAATATTAATGCCTGCAATACCAGTAAATACTTGAGATGTTGCGGCCCACTTAACACCACTGTTTAATCTTGACCAATAAGTAAGATTTGGGGGGATATTTGTTAGTACATCTGATGTGTGATCTAATAATGCTACGTATGTGTATCCGTTTAAACGTAATACATCGCCTACACGATAATCATGTGCGCCTACCCAGTCACCATGAAAGTTAAATCCAGTGGTGAACAAGTCCCAATCACTAAGATTGCTTGTTGGAATTTTGTTAGTGTTATTTGTTGTTGCAACATAAGCGTATCCGCCGTATGATACAATATCGCCTGGCTGGTAAATGCCAGCTGAATCCCAGCTGTTCTCATATTCTAGGCCGCCTACAAACAACGACCAGTTAGTTGCATCTGAGAATGTGGTTGAACTAGTGTGATTTAAAGTACAAATCCAAAGGTCAGCACCGTACTTGACTATATCGTTAGTTTTATAACGAACAGTGGTTCCGCTCCATGTTCCTTTAAACTCAATACCTTTATGGAAGTAATCCCATAAACTTTGATCTAGTTCTAAGCCATTGGTTGCGGTTGATGCTGATTGATGTCCAGTATTACAAACATAACTTGTGCCGCCGTATAATACAACGTCATTTCGTTTGTAACGTGTGCTGGTGGCCCAGTTACCAATCCAGTCAAAGCCTTTGGCATAGGTATCCCACTTGCTTAAATCTTGTTCTAGGCCGTCAGAGTCAGAATTGGCAGTTGCTGATGAAGTGTGGCCAGTATTACATACGTATGATATTGCGCCATAACGCACTACATCGTTAGTTTTATATCGAGTAGCAGTTGACCAGTTGCCTTTCCAGTCAAAACTGGTTGCATAAAGATCCCATTTTGCTTGGTCAGCTTCAAGGCCAGCAGTAGTCTCAGGACTAGTGCCTGACGTTGCAGATGCATTACTTGTATGGCCAGTGTTACATAGATATAATCTTCCGCCAAACTTTACAAGATCACTGACTTTATAATATTGACTAGTGGCCCAGTCGCCCTTCCATTCCGAACCGTCAGATACTTGATTCCAACGTGTTGGAATATTATTTAGATCGGTGTAAAAACTAGTATCGGCAGTATGTCCGAGTATACAAACATAAGTTTTTCCACCGTTTCTAACGATGTCGTCTTTGACGTATGTAACGCCTGTAGCCCAATTATTCTTCCAAATAAAGCGGATTCTACCTAGTTTAAATTCAGCCATTCAATACTCCGATTTTCATTATAATGTATTTATTCATTTGTTGTTATTGCTTTTTTACTTTCCTGCATCGCTGCCGCCAACAGCAAATCCGTGTGCAAAAAATGATTTTGCCAGCATGGTTCCGTTAATACCCTTGGTTAATCTCATAGAATTTCTTACAAATAGCTGGGTCTGTGTTGACGAATAAATTCTGTTAGGGCCGCCAACTCCAAATGTACCAGCTACAACTGCTCCTGCTTGCGCATTAGAGCCGCCGCCAGCAATGTTCCTACCAATGTAAGTTTTAATTGCTCGTTGTGTCGGAACAATAGTATCACTGTTTTGTGTAAAATATGTGTCTGTGCTAAATTGTGTAACTACCACGGCATTTGTACCAAGACTAAATCCGCCAAGTGACAATGTTTGTAGTCCTTCTAGACTCAATTGATCTGCACTAATTGTAACAATACCAGATGCCTGTTGAACCGCAAACAAGTTACCAACTTTAAAATTACCATCTTGGTCTGTTGATGTTTGGAATACTCGGCCGCCATTATTTTCAGCAATTTGTGTATATGGTGTTGCTGTGGTAATATCAGTATTTGGATAGTTAGTAACTGTAAAATTACCTGTACCAATTAACAAGAAGTCGTGGCCGGTAATACGACACTGGCTGTATCGTTGACGAATACTAATAGATTGACCGTGATCTGGTGCTGATGAAATAGTTAGCGGTGGACTAATTTGAAACTTAGCAGTTCCAGTGCCCAGGTCTGTAATAAGAACAATTCTATATTGAGTTGCATTACTGGCAATTGTAATTGCGGCGCCTGGTGTTGGTAAACTACTTAATCCAGACACTGTTAAAAACTTATTGGGCTGATATATATCAGCAAATCCTGTGCCAGTTGCTACAGTTACTACTGTAGTAGATGTTCTATAACCAGTACCTCTGTTGGCAAACGTTGGATTGCCTAATACTCCAGTTGCAATTCTAGGAACAAATTGCACTACACTAGTTGGATTAGGATCACCAACTGTTATTACTGGTGTTGCATTATAACTACTACCAGGTTCTAGTATTTTGACTAAACTAATTTTTTGGTTGGCTACAGTTGCCCTTGCAAATGCTTTTGCTCCAAGTTTTAATACCGCAGTTGTTGCTGTTCCTGTAACTACTATCCAAGTAGGTGTAGGTAATCCTGTTGCTAGATTTATAGGATTTCCAAACACTGGAGTATTCCATGAAGAATTTGACGGTAATGTTCTAGTAGTCCATACTACCCCGTCTTGACTTGATATTGCAGTACTTGTTGATGTTGCTACTACTAGAAATACTCCTTGACCATATGCTATTTTAGTCCAGGCTGATGATACTGGTAACGTACTAGCAATCCAAGTAACTCCATCAAATGATATTGCCGCGGCCGACCCGCCGGTTGCAATGGCTACAAATCTACTATTACCCCACGTTACTGAAATCCAGTTAGCAGTAGCTGGTAATGTTGATGAAGACCAAGTATCTCCATCGTTTAACGAATAACCTACTAAGTTACTACCGTTGCCCGCAATCGCTACCCAAGTGCCGATATTGCTGTATGCAATATCTTTCCATTCAGCAGTTCCAGGTAAGCTAATTGAGTTCCAAAAATCCCCAAATTGGCTTCTAGAAGCAACGCTTCCCGAGTCTGTTGGTATTGCAATGTATCTGCTGTTGCCGTATGCAACTGCTTGACAACCACCTGCACCACTAACAGTTGTTCCTGTACTCCAAGCCGCGCCGTCTGTAGAATATGCCGCATCGGCACTACCGGTTGCTACAGCAACAAAGAATCCGTTACCAAACGTAATATCTCTCCAAACAATATCAGGGGCTGGCAAGTGTAGCCCCGATGTCCAGATAGTGCCGTCTACTGATTTAGCAGTTGATCCGGATGAGGCAATAGCGATCCAAATTCCATTACCAAATGCGGCAGATACCCATGTTGTATTGGAAGGAAATGATGATGCTGTTTGAGAATAATCAGGTGCTGACACTTTAATGGCTGGTTCAATAGAATACACACTAGTTGAGTCTAGTATTGGTGCGGCTGGGGTTCCTGCAATAACATTTTCCCATCCTACAGTAAGTACATCCATCTTTGAACCAAATGTTTGTGTTTGTACCGGCTCAACTGTTCCGCCTAACGTTAAGCTCACCGAGAAATTTGTACCTGTATATCCAGTTGCAATTACGTAATAAGTTTGTCCCTCTATTAGTCCGCCTAACATTCCGCCAGCCACAGCTACCATTTGACCGCTACCGTTTGATATTGTTTTTACAGAGCCGCCATATGTTTCACTAATTGCAATTCGATTTTCAAGAATATTAACGATATAATATTTTGTGCCTGATACTAGACCGCCAAAGGTAGTACCAGTAAACACAATCTGTTCACCAGTGACCATTCCGTTTGTGCTGGCCAATGTGATTAAATTATTTGTACCAGTTAAAAGAACCGGTACTGCAAAACTACCCACGGTTTGAATTGTACTAATGTTCCACGTACTGCCCGTGCCAGTTCCTGAGTTGTTAGCAGTAATGTAAGTTCCTGCTATTATGGTAGAGCCAGTAAGCACCATGCCAACTGCGATATTTCCTGCACCCATTTGTTTTACAAACAACGTATTACCAACAATGTACGCTTGAGTCATTGTTGCAATTGTTCTACTAGAGCTAAATGCAGTTGTGGTTTGTTTGTTAGGAACTATTACAATTGCAGTGCCCGGAGGAAATCCAGCAGTACTGCCAACAGTAATCACATTGCCAGCGGAACTTGTTTGTGTAGATGTCTGGCTGGGGATACTTTCGTTTACAATTGTAATTAGTTTACTAACAACATTAAAATATCCAATTTGACCGTATTGTCCAACTCCTGTTCCTGAAGTTACTACGACTCGCATGCCGGAGTAGTTTGCAAATGTGTTTTGATCGTTTGAGGCAATAGTAATCGATTGTGTGTCGCCTGCTTGTGCTTGGTTACCTGCGCTTAGATATCCTAATCCACCTGCCCCAAAATCTGTACCAGTAATCCTAAATTCAAAGATTCCGTTATCTCTAAATTCGTCAGCAACAGCCATTGCACCTTGGCCAGCTCCGCCAAATGCAAAAGTTGCGCCGGAATAGTTTTGTCCGGCATTGCTATATTCTAATCGAAGAATTTTATTAGTAGCTTCACCAATAAATGCCGCTTCGATTTGTGCGTGTTGGTTTCTATTGTTTATCGTTCCAATTAAGGGACTTTCAGTAATGTCAAATCCTTCAGCAACAGTACCGTATGTACCATAAGAAGTGTTACCGTTGGTTGCACGAATTCGACCGCCGGCCTCCGCAATATAGCCGCAATGACTATAGTATGCGAACACTGATACTAATTCAGTTAGTGCAGAACTGCCAGTACACCATACGCCAATACCGTCACTGATTAATGTAGTGTAATCGTTAGCAACTATAGATCTGTTGCCTCCGTTGTGTAAACTGCCGTCAATTTTTAAGCCAGTACAGCCTTGACCAAATAATGTTACGTTTTGAGTGTACGGAGATTTACTTGTGATCCATACGTTCGTATCACTAGGGCCAGTACCTGGATCTAAGCTGGTGTATGCACCTGATGTAGGACGCTGAGTTCCGTATTGATTTGCAGAACCGAGACCACCTAACAATCCTTTTAGTGTCATGTTACGAATGCCACATGCATTTCTCACGTAAAACATGTCCTTAATTGCATCTCCACCGTAGATATGACAATATTGATTGACTGAATCTGATAAACTTACCGGGGTTGTGCCGCCTGGCTGATTAGAAATTTGTAAGGTTGTTGCAGTTATTGATGAGCCAATAACATAATATTGTTGGCCAATAGTCAACCCAGCAAAACCACCAGCGGTGGCAGTAAGAGCGCCCTGACCATCAGTCAATGTTATAATATCTCCGCCGAAGGTATCACTTACTCTGACAGTACTGGTTGCACTGTCGAATGTTTGGATATAATACACTTGATTGTTAACTAACCCGCCAAACGTTGCACCATTGAATACAATTGGCATATTCACGTAGGCACCAAATACTGCGGCCAAGTAAATTGTATTATTGAGAGCAGTTGTTTGATTGCATGATGTGATAAGAACTGGAGCAACAAATTGAACTGGGTCGTTAGCAGACATGCCAAATGTAGTGTTTACTGTGATAGTGTCAGTAACTGACTCTGAGGCAGTTGCAATACAATCAATTGTTTTTGCTGGAAAAACAACAGTGCCTCGTAACTCATCGCCGCATAGCGCAACACCTGCTGGAATACTAATGGGTAATATTTCGCCGTATGATCCTGTTTTGATATTAATGGTTGCCGGGCCGCCTGAAATCATAATTTGCTGGCAGGCATATCTAATAGTTTTCCAAGGCGTAGAAATAGTAGTTCCGTAGGTTCCTTGTAGTACGCCGTTGCCAATATCTTGGCCGGTTGGTGCTACATAATAAACTTTTCCAACAATACCCCAATTGTCCCATGCAGGTATTGGTAGTCGAGGATCAACGAATGTTGCTCCGACTAATTGTTGTTTTAATTGCACCTTTAATAAATTACCATCCTGGCCCAGCGGTGTACTAGCCCATTGTTCATTATTATAAGTTTGAATATCGCCCTGGTATTGCAGTGTTTGATACTGTTCGCCGCGAATATAAATGATCCAGTTATCTTCATTGGTTTGTATATCAGCTAGTGGAGAGTATGTTAGCAATGATGTATGTTGAGTTTTACAAATATATGCAGTTGAATAAAAAGTAACTACGTCGCCTATAGTATATTCTCTTTCTTTTGCCCACGGACCTTTCCATTGTATACCGGGATTTACTAATTTCCATGATAGTGTATTAGCAGAGTCTGTTGGTTCTGCGGATATGTTGTCTAAAGTAGCAACGTATAGATAACCGTTACGTCTTATTAGGTCACCTGTTTTATACTCAGTTAATATATTCCACTCGTTTCTAATATTGTAATTTTTAACTAACAATGTCCAGTTGGTCAAATCAGTAGACGGAGTATTGTTTACATTGAGCGATGTGTTGCTAGTGTATTGGTATCCACCGTAGGTAACAATGTCACCTTTAACGTAATAAATTGTATCGTCCCACACGTCCGCATATTGTAATCCCGGAACCCAGATTGCAAAATTACTAGCGTTAAATTCATTGCTAGAAGCACTAGAAGTATGTGCAGTTGTGCAAATATATAAATCAGCACCGTACTTTACAATGTCATTTAACTCGTATCGTGAATTAATTTTCCAAGTAAATCTATAATCAATACCGTTATGTACTGTTGTCCATTTACTGATATCTGGAGTAATGCCGGCTGTTGTTCCTACAACTGCGCTAATTGCTAACAATGAAGATGTTCCAACTTGTATTGTGCCGCCGCCAGGCGTAGAACTTACTGTGAATGTTGCGCCTGAACCGGCTGTTGTTGTTAAAATATAATAAACAGGGCCTGCTACAATACCGTTACCCGGAGTGTCAATATTACCAAACGAAGTTGAAAAGGTAATAGGAGTACCAATAGTTACACCTGCCGGTAACGTTGCACTTGCTGTAATAGTTGTACCTGATGAACCGGAAATAATTATGCTTGTACCAGCGGCGCTTGTATGACCTGTTACACACTTGTAAATAATTCCGTTGTTACGAACAACGTCACCTAATTTGTATCGTGTACTGGTTTTCCAATCAGTTTGCCAATCATATGCGTATGTGATGACGTCCCATTTAGATAAATCGGCTTCTAAACCAAGTACTGAAGTGATAGCACTTGTATGTCCTAAATTACAACGATACAGTGTTCCGCCATATCGAACAAAGTCATTTAATTTATAACGTGTGCTTGGAGCCCAGATTGATTTCCACTCGTCTGTTACTGCGTATCTTGTCCATGCTGATTGATTTGCTTCTAGTCCTAATGCTACACTTGCGGCACTTGTATGACCGGTCACACAAATATAAATTATGCTACCGTATTTGACATAGTCGCCAATCTTGTAAAATGTGCTGACAGCCCAGTTATTTTTCCACTCATAACCATCAAACCATAATGTCCATTTTGGTTCAGCTTGATCTGGTTGGGTCGCTGTGTTGATATAGTTTAGATCTGTATTGAAGTTTGCTGATGCAGTATGTCCAACTAAACAAACGTAAGATTTACCACCGTAGCGGACTATATCGTCCTTGGTGTACGCTGTTGCTGTTGCCCAGTCTGATTTCCATGTAAATCTAATTCTGTTTATCTTAAAATCTGCCATTTTCTACCTCAATAATTTGTTAACTGCTATATTTATATGCCGCTTGGATACTGGTATTTTGTATCGATTTTAACACATAACTGCCCGTCAGCGTCGATATAGTAATATAAATTTCTATCATCCCAGCGCATTTGTTCGTAGTTTAAATTTTCAAATGCTAGCTCGTGTGTAACATCGCGCCCTTCAAAGAAATCAACACCTACTTCAAAATCAGGATAGTTGCCGTCAGCCGTTCCGTCATTGTTAATTTGAATGCTGTCATCTCTACTTAGTTGGTTAACTCGTGCAAAATACACTTCGCCGTCATCTGTTCTACGCAGTGCATAAAAATATTTAGGAGTACTTCCTAGGTTACCTTCACCGTTACCAAATTGATAATTAGTTGCCATATTGTTTCTCCTTATACAATTTCAGCGTAACTTGCAACTAAATCAATGCTGTTGTCAGTGTCGCTTACGATTGTCATAGTTGTACTTTCTGCAAGAATAATTTTCTCGCCATTTGTCACTATCTTTGCACTAGAGTACGGATCAATAGTTAATCCTTTGATATAGTAGCCTGTGACTGCTAGTGCGTCTGTAATGGTAACATCAACAATAACAACTTCGTCGGTTGTATTTGCAAGGTTACATCCAATCAATGTAAATCGGTTGGCCACTGTAGTTTCTAATACATCTACAGGAGTTGTTCCAATGTCTTTTGCTACTTTTGTTCTAAAGAATGATGCCATAATTTTTTATCCAAATATTAATGCGGAAGTTATACCTATTTCATTTGCTTCTGCTGTAGTAACACCACCGCTACTACCAGCCACGCTGGTCCATGTTACACCGTTATATACCTCAACTAAATTTCCGTCAGTGTTAAATCTCATCATGCCTACTTCTGGTACTAGTGGGCGATCATTTAGTGTGTCACCGCTTGGGATAACTACCCCGTTAACACCTGAAATTTTAACGTATCCTGCGCCTGTTTCTGAAAATTCAGTTACTGCACCTGCTACAATGTTTGTAATGGTATTGTTAAAAATCTTAAGATTACCTAATCTTACTCCACCTGTGCCAGTAGTTGTTAAATTTAAATTGCTGTCAATTGTGATTGGTGAAATTGTATTGCTTTGTAAATCTAAATTGGCTGTTTGAAAACGTGTTGTAAATAATTTTGTGCTGTCAATAGTTGCAGTTAGTGTGTTATCAGCGTAAAAATACAATACATTATCGTTTGCACCGGGAGTTGCTTCAGCAAGGATGTATGTATTGCCGTCAACGTCTTGAATACCGCCTAACTTGGTCCAGTAACCGTTACTATAACCTTCATAGCGATTAAGTTGAGTATTATAACGCATCATACCGTTTGTTGCTGTGGCAGGACGTTGCGAATTATCGCCTACTGGAATTTTTACGCTTTGGTTGCTATTAACAATTACCTGGCCGGTACCTTGAGGAACTAGTGTAATATCACTATTAGTAGCTGTGCTTCTAATATTGTTATCGTTGACCTTGATACCTTCAAATACTACATCTCCTACACCGTCTGGTGTAAGTTGTAGATCTCTGTTGGTTGTTGTTGTACTAATTGTATTTCCAGAAATTCTAATTTCTGGTAGTTGTACGTAACCTGTGCCAGTAATATTACCCGTAACTTGTGTATTTCCACTAGTGACAAAATTACCAGTTTGATTAATATCACCGGTTTGTGTAATGTCACCAACAACCGTAACGTTCTTTAAGTAACTAGTACCGGTACTAACTGTAAAGTCTTGTGTAACAGTTAAGTTTTGATTAATCTGTACATCACTGCTTGGTACATAAATGCGGCCAGTACCGTTGGCTATCAATGTTAAGTCATCATCGCCGTTGGTTGTGCTAATAGTATTGTTATCAATGACTAGGTCATCGATCTCAACACGGTTTAAGAACGCAGTTTTCCAACGTAGTAAGTCTGTACCAATATTATAAAATGCAGTTGTTGCTGGAATTAAATCGCTGTTAATACTACCAACAAAATTAATAGCGTCAGTGCTAGCATCACCAATAGTGATGTTGCCGCCAATGTTTACATCACCGGTAACTGTTAAGTCGCCAGTAACATTGGTTGTGTTTTGTAAATTAATTACGCCGCTTGCAGAAGAAACATTGATGTTGCCAGTTAAGCTGTCAATATTATTATCATAAATTATGATATTACCAGTTGTGATATCAGTAGAGGTAATTGTTGTTGTGTGTACACCGTCAGTAAACACCACACCAGTAGCAGTTGTAATAGTTAACGCTTGGTTATTAAACAGTACTTCGCCAGTTTTTTGATTAACATAAAAACTATCGCCAACGCTAAAGTTACCTTCGTTGTCTACGCTGGTATAATAAATCTTAGCGCCGTTTAATTCAGTTACTTCATTGGCTGCAATTCTATCGTTAGGATCATTTGTTACTAGTTTTCCTGCGCCAACATAAGCAAAGTTTTGAGAAATTAAGTAAGCAGTAACACCAACACCGTCACCGTAAGCGCCATATGTTCCGTACACAATAGCTGAACCAATTGCACGAATTTCAGCACCAAAGTCTGCATAGTCAGCAAAGTTAATTAATGTTGCTGTTCCGCCTGCGCTTGTTCTTACGTCTTGGAATGTAATACCGTCATCTAAGAAAGTTGTTGAATTATTAGTACCGTTAAAATGTAATAATAATACTGTTCCTAAATCGCCTGTCAATGCTATTGTAGGTGCTGTAAATGTCGTAGTATAACGTGCTACACCTTTGCTAATTCTTACGTCATCAATGTAGCCAGTGAATCCATAGTTACCATTAAAATTGGCGCCTATGCGTAGTGGTTTGGTTGTGCCATAGTTGGTTATGTCTGTCCAAGACGAACCCGACTGTGTGCCATTTACGTAAATTTTTGTTATAGAGTTATACCTAACCACGGCAACGTGTGTCCAAGTGGATATAGATACGGCGGATGTGGTAATAGGTACAACACCGTTTACATACAGGTAAATTTGATCACTGAGGTTGATACCTAAGTATATTGCTTCCTCAGTAGAGACTGATCTAAAATCAAATATTGTGTGATAGGTGCTGCCAGCTGTAGGGTAAATCCATGCTTCAAGCGTAAAGTCAGTTGCTGTTCCGCCAACATTGTCAGCAATTGACGAATTTCCGTTGACTAATAATTTGGTATTAACATCATCAACAAATGCTGTAGTAGTAGGAGTAAATGTTGTGGTATATCTTGCAGTATTGCTTACTCTAAAATCATCAATATAGCCAGCAAATGCTGTTGTTCCGTTGTATAATGCACCAACTACTAAGGGCTTTGTAGATCCATAGTTAGTTGTATCGGAAACACTGCCAGTAACCACACCATTAATAAAGAATCTTGTTACGCCGCTGGCACGAGAGATAGCAAGATGATTCCACGCATTGCTGGTATGAGCAGTGCCGGTTGTTAATAAAAATGCGCCATTTACATATAATCTTAAAGTGTTTGAACTGCTAGACTGAACAGCGATTGAGTTTTCAGTTAGTGATGTTCTTGTGTCAAACAAAAATTTTGTAGTTGTTGTTGTTTTATAGAACCAGCCTTCAATGGTAAAGTCGCCTGTGCCAAATCCAAAATCTGTATTTGAAGCAAGGCCAAGATAGGTGCCGTTTGCTCCGGAAAACTCAATACTGCTACCGCCAAACTTACTTTGTGTGGCACTTATTGCGGCAGTGCCGTTGACAGTAATTGTTTTAGCTAGTCTTGCTGTTGACGGAAAGGCAAAGTCTGGTTGTGTTGAGATGCTTAGATAATCGCCAGT